CCATGACACAAAGAAAGCCCCACCGGTTAGGAGATCCGGTGGGGCCAGGGGTAGGTGAGAGGGCTTAGGGGTTGGGGTTGATATCATAAGATCCCGACAGCCAAGTGAGCTTGCCAGATACACACAAATAGGGAATTGTGCCGTGATTAGGGTTTGCTGAGATACGCGCCGAAATGGTTGTATTATAAGTACCAATCTGCCCAGTCCCTGAAGTTGCGCTCCCCGCCACTCGAATTGCTTGGTTTTGGTCTCCAATTGTGTTGTGAGACAACGGCGCCACATTGTTTCGAGGGATCGCATCAAAAAGAGAAATCGTAGATGTGTTAGTTGGAGAATCGAAGATGTAACAGAATTCAACACCGTCTTCCGTGATGTCTTGCATCATGTGAACGCCAAGCGAAGTGTCTCCATCTGTATATTTTTGATTGAAGAACCAAGAAGGTCGTTTAACTGGTTCTTGCCCCAACAGAACTCGTCTAACATTATAACGAAGCTGCCTATCTTGCGCGTTCAGGTTGAGGTGAAAATTGTTTGCTTCTAACATATCCTGAGCATTGAACCATGGCATCATATTGTAATATACGTAGTTTGAGAAATTCTTTTCGAGATTAACGCATACGTTCATATTCCAATACAAACCTTGTTTGATAGGAGAATTTTCCAAGAAACCCCACGTGAAATTGATGAAATGGTAGAACGTAGGCGGGTTTTCAATCTCTGAATTGACCGAAGTAATGAAAGAAGCAATCGCATTATACGAGGTTGATCCGTCGACTGCATAGGTCCATTGGTCGTTCACACCATAGATCAAGAACATATATTTGATTTTATTTTTGTCGAAAGAAGTATCATTCTTGAACTGAACATATTGATTTTGAAGATTTTCCGCTCTAGTTGAACCAACGCAATAATTGTGAAGATTCAACCCCAAATCGTTAGCAAGTTTGGTAACCCATCCACTATAGTCACCAGCTCCCCACGAATCGCCAAAAACAACTAGTTCGGTTTTTTCTTCTTCTGGCTTTATTTCGTTGATTTGATTTTGCAAATTTTCATCTGCAGCGGTTCTATTCGTTGTTTCAGCGTTAATAAGACCCGTGAGATCGATGCGCTGTTGGTCCACTTTAGAGTCAAGTTCGCCAATTTCTGCAGTATTGTTAGCAACATCCCCTTTAACTTGCTCAACCTCTGTTCTATATTGTTCCACTTGAGCGTTGAAATTTCCCGTTAAGGCCCAAAATTGTTGATTCGAAATATCGACGCCAGCAGGCACCGCCTGCATTGAAGTATAAGAATTGCCCTCATGCGTAACAATAGTAAGAGATTCATATGTTCGCGTGCTGTCCCATTCAATAGGATCGGCAAATACGGGCACATAACGCGCCCCGATATATTGCGTAACTGTCATTTTTATTCTCCAATCATCCCATAATCAGGTGCCGTATTGTCGATGACTCCTTGGCCGTTCAAAACATCATAACGCAAAATCAACCTGCCGTATTGGTCAGTGCCATAAACTGCCCCGGTGTCGAATTCAATATCGTTCCACGATTCTGGCACATAGGCGCAGAAATACCCGTTGTCTGTAATCCCGAAATAGACTTGAGAAGCGAACATGCCCCACAACGTGGCAAGGTTGTTCTTGATCCATTCTTGAATTTGCTCTTTGTAATAATCATCGAACCCTGATTCTTGGAATTGTTCGAAAAGTGCTTTTAACTCCTCTAATTCGCTGGCGGTCTGATTCTCGCCATCGGTGAGGGTCTGCACATAGTCTATGAGCGAGCCAAGCCTACAACAGATCTCTTTAATTCGTTGTTCGTCGCTCACAACATCCCAATAGAATGATGGGATGGTAGGCGCTGTTGTCATGTAGAAGGCGGGCCATCCCATCAAGGGAAAAGTAACAGGATTCATTTTATAAACCTCCTATATAGTTTATATTCGCACTCGTGAGCGAACAAAACATTATTTCCATTTCTTCGAGGATCATGACATCAACATCATTATACTCGTTTTGAAGCTTCGCCGCCTGCTCAAGGTAGTTGCCAACCTGCACGGTCTCGAACTCGCGATCGTCGCCCGTTGATGCGTAATCTTCATTGCCAGCTAGAGCAGTTTGAGGAAAGTTGGAGAAGATATGGCGTTCTTTTCCATACTCTCCACCAGCCGCGAGGATGTCGCCACCGTTTGCGATATACGCATACAATGGATTGTATTTCGGCATGATCTCATTGAATTTTCGTACTACCTGTTGTTTCCATTTTCCCGGTGGTAACATGCCGATCTCGCGCCAATAGAAACGGTCATTGAACTTCTGACAGACGCGCGCATACTGATCATCGTCATACGCGTCCCACTTCCAGCTTGAATCTTCCCAATCTACAAAACCGCCCTCGATCAGCTCACCTAGTGGAATGGTAAAAAGACCATGCCATTCGGAGCGGTCGCATTTTTCAAGATCCGGCATCTCATAGATCATGACAATAGCTCCATTCTTTGCTTTACGTTGTTCTGAAATTCGTAGTTAGCCGATTCAAAATCTGAGGACCAGACAACTTTTAATTCGCCTGGTAACAGGTCGCCAAATCGAGCGTTGAGTTTACTGGCAGCGTCGCGTCGGGTCTTCAGTGGAGACAATGCCATGAACTCCGAAGGTTTGTTCAGCGAATTAACTTCGTCTTCGATCTGACGTTCGGCCTTGAACGGCAACGAGTTAATGCCCAGCATCGCGTAGATCTGCTGCCAGGTATTCGCAAAATCTTCTGTGAGCTTATCGCCCAAGAATTCAACGCCTGTCAACAGCACGTCGATATCTATAAGATCCATAGAAGGCGTTCCGATGATGGCAGGTTCGCCATTGGCTGCCTGCTTGAAGATGTTCGCAGCGTCGAGCTGTTTTTCTTGTGGCGCTTTTATCACGATTGGCATTTTGACATGCAACCGGTTCTGCTGTTTCGTTCGGATGATATCCACCAGCTCACGCGCCCAGATGTTTATACCCATTATAAGGGGAAACCTTACCAGATTGTCATATACGATGACGCCATTTTTTGGTGTGACGCTGAAACCCCAGCCGTTATTGCCCCAAGAGCGCCAACTAGTCGGGTTATCGTAAACATTAGGAAAACCGTTTACAACTGCCTGCGTGGAGTATAAGGCTTTTCCGAATCGCTTCTTTGCGATCGTTGCGCAACCCTCCCAGAGCAGCGTCCACTCGAGAAACCGTTCATCACACGTTGGCGGAAGATTCAACCATGTGAACCTGCTCATTGCCAGTTGCAAGATCTGATTGCGAAAGAACGTAAAAAGTTCGGTATTATAGCTTGCATTCTGCCAGTAGAGATCTTGGTTATAGTACCCCTTATGCTTATATCGTTTTTTCTTTCGCGACATTTTCTACACCCTTTTCAGTTCTGGCACCGCTTCACAGGCTCTAACGAATGCTTCCTCGGCTTTCGCTGCTGCTTCTTCGGCGCGCTTGATCTCTTTGTTGAGAGCTGCTTCGTTCTGCTCCAGCATCTTCTTTGCGGTCTCTTGATCTGCTTTCACCTTTGCACGATATTCGATCAACATATCGAGCTCTTCAGCAGTGAGCGTATTCAATTCGTTCTTCTCGATCTCTAAGATCTCGTTAAGCGAGTGGTGAGAAGTTGTCATATATATTCACCCGTCCTATCTTGTTAGGGTCGCTCCAAACTGTAGTTCCTTTTTTCAATACGTCGATTATATCATTGCATATATCTTCGTTTACGCACTGCGCGCCGTCGAGCCACACATCGGAGCACTGCCAATAGGTGTAATTCTTACCCATATTGAACGTTTCGAAGTCTACGACCATCCCAAGCGTATAACCGTAACGCGCGAACTGCGTAGCTGCCTGCATGATCGCGCTATTGGATTGCGTCACAATATTGCAGGAGAGCATCAGCGGGCGCGTGGTCGACAGACCGTTGTTGTTCGATGATCCGAAAGCATACGGGGCTTTTAGTGCCGCTTCGCTTACGGCATTCGATATGGCGGATTCGCTCGTCTGCTTTGATCGTAGAGCGTTCGCATCTGCAGTTGTCTTCGTATTGTCGGCGTTGGTCGTCGACAGGTTGGCGTTGTTGTTCGTTATCGTGGTAGCTGTATTGTTGTTGGTCGTATTGTTCGCGCTCGTGGTCGTGTTGTTAAGGTTCGTTGAATTATTGGTATAGTTCGTCGCGTTAGTTGTTTTGAATACGGCACTCGTCTGCGTCTGGTCGTAAAGCCGCTCTATTTTCGTCGCTGCCACGCTGTTGGAAATATTTCCAGCGACCCAGGTCGCACCTGTTGCCGCCAGCGACCCTATAGCTGCCCCCGCTGCGCCAGCAGGACCTGCTGCAGCTCCTCCCATCGCCACGTTGCCGATGGTACTCACAACGGACCCTAGAGCGTTCGCATTGTTTTGCGTTGCGTTGAGCGCTACACCGTCCATATCGGATGCATACCCTGCCGCCGCCACCAATGCGTCGTAGTTGGCATCACTGCTTATTTTCGCGTTGCTGTAACTAGCTCCTTGTGAATTCGCCGCAATCGTCCTGCTCGTGATCGTGTTGTTTGCTGCTACGGTCACCGAATTATTAGAGCGTGCCGTTTGTGCAGAATTATGCACATTAGTGTTTGCGGTCACATTCGATGCGATCGAACTTGTGTACACATTGTTCGCTGCGATCTTCTGTTGCTCTCGATTGTAATAACCGTTATAGACAGCGTTCACGCGCGAAGATTGCGTGATCTGATAGATGGGTATGTCCCATTCTTTGAGCTGCGTATACCACCTGCCAGATGTCGAAAAAATATAGTTGCCGACGTTTTGAAAAATTATGTTGCGTGAAATATCTCCCCCGATACCGTTTAAAAAGCCAGTTAAACGTATATAGGGAAATACTAACGAAAGATTTGTTTGTAAATCGATAGCGCCGTTTGTGTCTTCAATTTTCACTAAAGAAGCATTTCCTGTTTCATCTACGATTTCAAGCGCCGAATAAGGATAAGTGTATAGTTTTGCCATTTCACTTATTTTTTCATCGAACCCGAAATCTTCTTTTGAGATATTAAATATATTTTGCTGCAAATTGCGAACTGTGCGCAACTCGTAGCATTGAACTTTTGCAAAAACGAATCTATCGTGAATGGTTAGCATTTCTTTAGGAATGAAGAAAACACCGAGCACTGTGCTTTTGAATTGTGGGAAATCTTCATCTACTTGCGTTAAGAAATTTTTTAAATCGAACGTTTCAAACGCGAAAATATATGGGGCCGGAACTCCTTCTGTTATATTCGCACCAAGGCCTGGCGTAGTTTTTGAAGAATCATTTCCCCAGTTAGTACTTCTAACATTTGCGTTCGTTGCAATGCACGCGTAAACATCGCTATTCAACGTTAGCGTATGCGCGCTCCGCAATCGTTGCAGATCACCGTACGTAAGATCTGGGGTTAACAGCAGATCGCTGTTATCGATTGGTTTTTTCAAGAATTCGGACGCGGGCATTTTGAACATTCCATAATGCCCACGCTCTACTACCATCTGTGAGAAAGAAAGATGGTTTATATAAGTAGCCCATGTGTCGAGCGATATGATGAACTTAGTAGTTGATGGCGCTTCGTACTCGCACGATCTCACGAAAAAACAGAATCGACGAATTGCCGGCGTTGCATTGTTCAACGGATCCGCCGAATCGATCATAACGGGAGCGTCGACGACAATATAGTTATAGAGCGCTGCAGCGTTGATAGGTACGGGCAGTTTTATTTCGCCTGATGGAAGCACGCGAGAAGAAGAATCAAGCTCTAATCGACAACCTTCTATACTGGCGAAATAGGCATCGCGCGCCGTATCGTCTGCGAACTTGACGACGTGCTCGTAATTAACATCCCAGGGAACAGCGCATAACTTTATATGTGTTCCTTTGTTCCAACGCGAGAAATCAAACGCCCCGTAGTCGTAGGCGTAGACATCGACGTTTTCAATATGTGGGTACGATCCGCTATTCAAATGAGGGTACGATCCGCTATTAAAATGAGGGTATTTCGCCATGGTTCACCTCGAAAAAAAGGCAGCGAGCTTTCACCCGCTGCCTTAGACTGATGGTTAAGCGACGGTCAACGTAACCGAATCAGTGAGATCTGCAGGGGTCTCTCCATTCGGGTTGGTATATGTTGAGATGGCTTTTACAGTGATAACGTCGCCCTTTGCCACGTTCGATTTTTGAAGGTGCAAAACACCCAGGCGATCAACGAACGTTCTAGTATTTAACGCAACAGACTCGCTCACTGCAGTATCTCCTTCGCCCGTTGTGCGCATGCACGTGACGTAGTAGGTGCACGCGTCGGGCACGATCTCATCCAAGCCCTCGACTCCTTCAGGCGTGAGCGTGCCGTTGAGCGTGGGCGTGAGTTGAACCGTTGCGCCTGGCTCGATCGTGCCAGCTGCGGCGGAGAGATTAAGAGAGGTGACTTCTTGCGTAACCGTAGGAATATCGGTGCCCGGGGCAGTTGTATACACGATCGCGGGGACGAATGGCGAGAGCGACAAGATCGACCAATGATGAAGGAAGTAGTTTTCGTTCAGCGTATTCTGATTGAAGAACGAAGTGTTCTCATACAACACATCATGGCAAACGAAGAAATCTTCGGTTGTTAGGATCGCAACCGCATCAGGAATGGGCAACGAGGGAACGGAGATCTGGCGCACTTCAATCTCTGCTTTGTCGAGATTGAACACGCTCGCGAGCGTAGTAACGTCGAGCACTGCCGCCGTGCGATTGGTGGTAATGAGCACGAGTTCACGCTTGTTGGCGAAAACTGGCACGTTAAAGCCGCTCGCGGTATAGGTGGTAGAGGGGATCGCGAGATTACGAATATCTTCGCGAACATCAGTTAGGAACTCTTCAGCCGATTCTTTGTTCGTCGGGGCGATGGTGAGGTTGCGCTTATAGAAACCCCAACGATCCTCGAAGATCGCGAGAAGCTGAAGCATTGAGTTGAATTCGTCGTAGTTGTCGCTCGATCGCACCGCGTCCATCTGCGCCGTGATCCAATTCGATAGACCGTATTCGTCTCTAAACGCCATCTGAAGCTCTGCGCGATTGATGGAGATCGGGTATTTTTCTTGGCGGTTCATTCGGTGAATGAATACCTCCCATTCGCCGCGATGCGTGCCCAGAAGATCGCCGTCCTCAATGTCAGTATACGAATGCGCTTTGATCCATCGGGGCGCCATCTCCTCGATCATATTGCCATAGGTGAGCGTTGATCCTTTGAACACTGCCAAAGGATTGTCCCAGGAACGTGTGCGGATGCGCTGCATGCCGATGAGATTGATTAGTGTATTCACGAATTCGTTATAGATCGATAAATTGCCAGTGCCGAAGATCTCACCTTCGATCTGTGCCATGCTCGCTTGCGTCGGGTCGCTCACACGATGTTGAAAATCGTTCGAGCCTACCGTGCGCACTTTGTTTATGATCGTTGCGTTAGAAACTGCCATTAGTCTTCATCCCACTTCCAATTGCCCATATCTTCATCAAGCGCTTCAATTTCAATATCTTCGGAACCGTCGTTATCGGTTACGATCGCGCCCGATTCGATTGATACCGCCTGAAGGTCGTTCAACGCCGCCACGATCGAATCGAGAACGGTCAAAGCACGGTCGAGCTTTCCGTTGAGTTCTTCGAACTCTTCGTAACGATGCGCTTCTTCCCCGCTCATACCGCCGTCTTCAACGGCTTCTTCTTCATCTTCGGTGAGGTTCTCGTCTTCGCGCTCTTCATCCATGTTCGTGACCCTTCCTTTCTTCCTTTTTCAGTGCCCTTTGCCGCAACGGATAACGCGCGGCAAAAGGCTCAGGTGGCGCGCAACACTTCGAATCTGGAGCCGCGTTGAAAAGGGGTGCAACCCTCACGGGAGCGGCACGGTGCCACCGTGTGCGATCCGCCCTAACTCGTTACTCACGCGTTCCAGTGAGCCTTGCGCATTTATAAGTATAGGTTTTTTCTTATGAAAAATCAAATGACGCCGAACATCTTCAATAGATCGTAGAATCGCTGTCGTATCTCGATCGTTTCATAACGTATGCACCCTGCATAGTAGAGATCCACCATATCGCGCATCACGCGCGAACCGCGCTTAAGATTCAGAAGATTGATCTTGCTGTCAGAAGTGGTAAGAGAGTATATATAACGGCTGTTCTTAACGGTTTTTTCGTTGACATATAATAACCCTTCGTTTCTGTCGATCCACACGCCGAACCGCTTATTTTTGAACATGAATCCCATATAGAATTTTGCATTCTTCGGTTTCTTCTCGATGAAATCATCGTTAGCGTCAAGAAACCTATTGTCATAATTCGAAGATGCTACTTTCGAATGCGCGAGAATGCGCCCCGCTGTGGTGTTGGACTTCATGAATTTCGATCGTCCTGCATCTGGTTTGACGAAATGCAACAATAACGTTTTCGATCCGTACCAGCTGTAACCGTATTTCGGCATCTCTGTGATGCCGAAATAGATGAATATCGAATTCACGAAGTTGCATGCGTTTGCCAGACAATAGAGTCTGGGCTTCACGTCGTTCGCGTTCTCTTCGTTCTCGCGCGCAACCGTCGAGATTACGTTGCCCAAGATCTCAACTTCGCCGGGCAAATAACCGTGGTAACGATCCATAGAATCTATAATCGCTTCATCAAAAATGAATCTTTTGCACGGTTTGAATCCTCGTTTCTTGTCGCGCTGCCACTGCGACAATGCGATATGATATGCGCACTGCTTCCAGCAAGGTTTTTCGCCGTCCTTCGGTTTTTCAGCAATATACGCCTGTTTGCTGTTCGATTTGAATATATATTTTTCTCTGAAATCTGGATCGTCCTCGATCTTCTCGAAGATGAACGGAGCGACTTCTTTACGCTCTGAATCGGTCCTATAAAGCGTCGCGAACATCACACCATCACGTAGGAAATCATATATACACTGCTTGAGCAGGCCGTACGTTTTGCCTAACGATCGTTCGGAGATCACCATAGTCACAGGCGCGTCCTTCGTGAATGTTTCGTTCCAGTTGTAAAACCCGTCAAAACGTCCCGTCATATTCCCTAAAACCTTCCTCAGTCAGTATAGTTATATGCCCGTTACCCTCGCTATCTTTTGATAGTATTTTAATTCGAGTGTCGATTTTTCGGTTGAATTTTTTTCTCAAGTATTCGACGTTCAGCTGATTATCGCGTTTTTCCATCGCCGCAAGGTCGCGCGAGGTGGGGTATAAAGCAATGGACTGTGGGCAGTCGATCGTGTGAGTGCTGCCCAGATGATCCGTCACGATCCCTATATAGCGTTCTCCTGCCTTCGGCGTGTGTCGCTGGAGAAGGTAAGAGATCGAACTGTCAATATTGGTGTTGTAGCCCATTACAAACGGTGCGATATTCTCAAAGCCGTAACTCGCTGAAAGATCCGACAACAGATCCTCGACATTATATACACCTTCTGGGCGTGCGACCCCCGCGGCGGTCATATGACAGCGCCCATTATGGTCGAGCGAACAACGCGCTTTATTCCACGCTTCGAAATGCTTTATATACCGCGTTGACCCATGCACCGCTTCTTCGATCTCGAACGTCCCCACCTTTTCAAGACCCGAATAAAGATCTGGGAAAGTCTTTTTAAGACGCTCAGAAGTGCGTGTTATGGCATTCTTGCAGGGCTTTTCGAGTTGCTGAAAGCATTCTATTATTTCAAAATCTGTTACATCTTCGGCGCACGCCGCTTTGATACTGTCAGTGTCACCTCCGGTTATTAACATTTTTTCCCCGAAATGTTCAAAAACCAATTCGCAAGCTATGACAAGATGCATACGAGATCCTGCTACGATCCGCGAACCGTAGTTATAAAGCACTTTAGAGTTCTTCGGTAGTCGATCGTAAAAATTCGTTGCGTTGACGCGTGTGTCCGGGTCGATCTCCAATTCGCCCCCTTCGACCATATAATCGGGCCGCAGCTCGTCCATTGCCTGCGTGCCGAATATGCCGTTGTACTGACCTTTTACCGTCGATTGATAATAGCTGTTCAAAAAATCGCTTGAGATCGTGCCGCTCTCGATCTGCAGTGCGATCTCATGAGGTATAGTTGTTGCGATCGGATCCGTATAGGGCGCTTCATCATAGGATTTCAACAACTGTTTCAATGCGTTCTTATTTTCAAAAAGCACGTGAGATTGTGCCATAACGTAATCAGGAGGGCGGCGAAACGTGGTGCTCACTTCGCCGAACAGCGGTTTTATACCGTCAAAATCATACACGCGCGAGATGGTCCAAAGCTCCATTTCGGTAACAAAGATGCGCGCACGTTTCGCACTGTAGAGCTTTCCAAACGCGAATACCGGCTCAGATGCTTCATCATGAAAGCCGTTCGTTTTGATCTCGTTTTCTGCTGCTATATTGCGTTCATCGTCGTCGAATTCGCTCGCTCTTGTCTCGACGAATTTCGAACGCGCCAAGAGCGCGATATGATCACGTGCAAAAACGCTACCTTCTTTCAATCGAAGGTTTTCGAATTCTACGCAAGCGTGAATGCCGAATAAGAACGGTTTCTCATAGTGCTCGAGCGCGTATTCGCGTGTCGTTTCCAATACCGACCAGCACGCGTTTTCAAGCTCGTCAAGATCCGCGCGTTTGAAAGAAACAGGAATGAAGCGCCCATTTATGAATAGGTGATGCATGCTCACCGCATCGAGCGAAACGACGTTCTCAACTACCGTACTGGCATATTTTGCCGAAGTGAACGTAAAACCACCTCGAAAGCACGCTTTGCGCAAGGCATACGCCTCATAATCCTTCGCGCGTTCAGCGTTGCAAGTTCGCAGGAAATAATCAGACAAGGATACTGCTTTACCGAAACGATCATGGGTCGTATGAACGCCTATATCGTTTTTCGCCATCTGGCGAACTAATGAAGTCTTCGTGAGCACTTGACAAGCGAGCATAGACTCGTCTAACCATATATTGGACTCGAGCAAAAAGCGAAGGTATGCAGGGATCACCTGCACGTCACGCTTCGCGTAGTAGAGCTCTTCATCAGTGAGCGGTGTTTTAGGCGTTCTGATCTTCGAATAATCCCAGCTGCCGCTCGCTTTTTCGATGCCGCAAGTCTTACCCATCGCATCAAGTCCGCGCATCTCTAAAAAATACGTGTCCCAAAATCTCAGGAGCACATCGCCAGAAGGTGCGCATAGATCGAGCGTATATATATTAGTTGATGAACGCGCCATCGTCTGCATGGCGTAACGATCATTGAGCTGTTTTATGAGCGGTTTCAAATCGAAGATAAGGTTGTAAACACACACAACAGGCGAAATATGGTTCTTACGCCCCCAGAGAATCAGATTCTCGATATAATCGAGCGCCTCTTTTTCCTCACGCAGGAAATGGACCTCTTCTAGGTCGTTGTCAGGCTCATAAGTCGCAAGCTCGCATTCTTTTACATCGTTGAATATATAGAGAATCGGGAATGCGCGCGTCTCTTCCCCGTGCCCTATATTCGTGGTTTCAGTATCATATATTGTTGTAATCTTGAACGGTTTCGTGCCACTCAAAGTAAGATGACACGCGCGCGAAGATTCTTGTATTTTTCTTTTAAGCTCGAATCGTCATTCAATATCTGCTGGATCTTCTCGCTCTGTACCTGCATCACATAATTGAACGCTTCTTCGACCGTGCGAAACCCCAACCCTTTTTTGATCGCTTTGAAACGTTGAGAGGGCGGCGTTCCCTCCCAGTACTTTTGCGTTGCGCGGAAGAACACTTTTGCCTTTATATCGGCGTTCTCACCGATCATAGGCGTATCTTCCATGATCGTAGCTCTCGCGATCTCACGCTGAAATAGAACATCAGCGCTCTTCGTTCGTGTGTTGGATGCTCGCCCGCCCGATAAGGCTTGCAATCGAGAAACTGCTTTTTCAGCACGTTCACGCGAACCGCGTGATATATAGGTCGCTTCTATGCAGCTCTGGATCTGATCGATGAACTTTTGCGTGGATGCAGCGGCTCGTTTACCCTGTGTTTCTTTGATCCTCTCAAGATTTCGAACCAAAGTTTTTGCGCGTCTCCGGGCGTTGTAGATCGGATCAGTTGCCATTTGCCCACCACTTCATAAAAGAGTCTGAACATTGGGGGCATAGATCAATTCTACCCTCAGCGCAAAGCCAACTATCTCGATTAAAATAAATACCAACTGAAAAAGGAATGTTCTTCATAAAACCAAATTTTCCATTAAAACAAACCGATGTTTCAATATTTTTTTCGAACGCAGCTTGACATCGGTCGCATATGAAAAATGTTTTTTGCTTCTTCACTTTTTTAACTCCTAAGACAAAAAACGCCTAACCATGTAATTAGGCGCTTTTTTAGGTTGTTTCTCTATATCGATGCTTAGATCAACTTGATAGTTTTGATCGTATTTCCATTCGGAAGCTTCTTTCCGACTAAGACCATCTTCGCGCTCTCGCCGTTCTCAGTGTCTTTTGGAAATTCGGGATACATGGCCATGATTGCATTGATCGAACGTGCAACGCCGTCTGACTGGCTGAAATAAGCATTTCCTTCTGCATCGAGCAGATAGGTGTTTTGACACATTGTATCGGGTGTGCCGGAAACGCGAGATTTGCGCACGCCTGGCGTGGTCATGGCACCGACGATGTCGAGCTCTACACCTTCGAAGTCAGCCAGCGAGAAAGCGTTGTTGATAGCATTCGCGGCAACTTTTCGACCTTCAGCAGTGTCAAGCTGCACCGTGTTGATATAGTGCATGTTCTGTTCATTATTCGCTTGGTTGATTGTTGCGATCTCATTAGTCATGGTTAAGATTCCTCTCGTTTATTACCGGGCAATTATCCAAGATCAGTTGTTTGTCAACTTTAAACACACATTCAAGATACTGAATGTTGTCGATCTTGTCGACCCGCAAACCTAGCTGTTTGTCCGCATATTCGAATATCCTTTTCTTCGTCTTGATGCCAGGAACGAAAACGCGCTCTGTCTTGCCTTTGATTGTCACATCGCATTCAGTAACTTGCATGCGCTGTTTAATGAAATATGCCATATATTCTCACCTCGCTTTCATGGCTCTTCGATTATTGCACGAAAAAAACCGCCTGTAAATAACAAGCGGTTTTTTTTCGATAGAAATAAACTATAATTTTATTTCAAACGAGCGTTTACGGCTTTCTGGACTTCACCATAGAGCCTGCCGAGTTGTTCTTTTCGCTCTTCACCGTTTCCGTACGCACCTACCAACACAAGGTTGACGATATTCGACATAGCAGACGGCAGACCGGTGAGCATATAATTCACCAGGGCTTGAACTCGCTCATAATCACTGCCCAAAATAACTTTTCGTGTTTCGCCGTTGCCGTATTTTCCCGCGATCGCATCCAGGGCAATTTCATAAGCCGACGCATCGGTAACGGGCTTTTGCGATTCGTGGGCTAACTGAATATAACTGTTGGACAGGTCGCACGCGCCATTAACGCCCGGCACATTCGCACGGTCCGTATACTGCCAAATATCAATTCCAGGCACCTCGGGAAACAATGCCGACCATTTCGCAACCCACCTATAACAACCTTTTATATTTTTTAACTGTGAAAGCCAAACACTCTCACTTGCGTAAATTCCTGCGTTATACCCGGCTTTGCTCACAGCGTTGCAAAACTCAACGGCAACACCAGCGGCATGACGCAACAGGTCCTTTTCCTCGATGTCGATGAAACAAGGGTAAAGAAAATTCAACCCACAAAATTTCCGAATGAAGTTTAGAGCATGCTCAGCTTCGCCAAGAGCTTTCGTTTTTCCATCAGCGTAACTATAAAGGTATAGCCCATAGGGAATGCTCAAACGCTCGCATTCTTGCACGTTACGCACTGCCTGTTTGTCACGTTGCGAAGCGATCTCTTGACCGTAACCCAGTCTGATTATTGCGTGGTAACCTGCGTTCTTGACCTTCTGCCAGTCGATCGTGCCGTTGTGATATGAAACGTCGATTACTTTTTGAGACATATTAGAAACCTACCTTATTGTTTTTGTTGAGGATGGTTCCATCTTCGATCTTGTCAACTTTCTTATCCGCCTTCTGTCGCTCGATCTCTTTCGCTTGATTGGCGAAGATCCTCATAAAAGAGTTGTCCCCTAACGCTGGATTGATCTTAACGAGGTTCTCTAAGATCGAACACACCTCTGTAACTACGATCCAAATATATACCAGTGAGTATAGAGCTGTTGCGTACACGTAACCAAGATCATAGTATTTAGCGATCTCTTCGATCACGAGAGTTAGAGCAATCACGAGAACGTAAGAAACCATGTGAAAAAGCCCTCTTCGCATCTTTGACGAATCGTAAGAATCGGTTGCGAATGCTCCAACGGTCCCACTGACAAAATCTAAGATGATGAGTACGATTAGCAGGATCAAAGGTTGAAATGGTTGTAGAATCTCTAGCATGGTTGTGCCTTCCTCATAACTTTCTCAAGATTATACAAAATAAAATGGCGGTTGTTATTAACAACAGCGTGAAAATTTGTGTAGTTAACACAAAAAACCTCCTATATTTTTCTTTAGAAAAAAATAATTAGTAAATTATATTGAGTTTTTTATTTATAACTGCTATAATCGAAGTATAGAAAAAGTCAACGACGAAAGCGAGTTAAAAATGTTGGAAATCGAAATCATCGACCAAAACGGCAACCATAACCATATCATCAGCTCAAATGACTACTACGAATCTGATATTCGCATAAGCCGATCCAATTTTATGGCATTGCGAGCCATTGATTATTTTAACGAGCGGGGGTTGGGTGATGGTTGCTTCGACACATCTACGGTTATTCAACTATGGTACTGCGAAGACGCCAGAGACATGTATGACGCAGCAAAAGCGTTAGAACAGATCTCAGCAGCAATATATAAGTCTGACCCTTATATTACGTATAAAGTAGAATTCAAAGGGTAGTAATACCCTCTCACCTACCCCTGGCCCCACCGGATCTCCTAACCGGTGGGGCTTTCTTTGTGTCATGGAAATGTTAACAGGTGTGAACAATTGATAGGTTTGAGCTATTAGTTTGATAGGAAAAAACTATCTTTCGTGATGGTCAAAGTTGGTTGTTTGTCCGGTGTACGTTTATTGGTACATATAGTTGTTTGGGTTGGTGAAATTGTGGTTTGAGCTGGGCGTTTATGGTTTGGCGTGGTTTGGCGTTGTTTGGTGTGGTTTAGTCTGATGTATAATAATTTAGTTTTGTCAAGAACGCTCTGAAAAAGTTTTTTGTCAAGGGGGCAAATTGTAGAGATTTTATGGTG